AACCCCCATCGCCGGCAATTTCTTTGCATCGTCACAGGGGCAGATATACAACGCCGCTGCTGAAGCATGGGCGGAAGGCGCTCTGCGCATCGCGACAGGAGCAGCCGCCACGCCTGACGAGAAAGCGTCCGTGCGAGATACTTACTTTGCAAAGCCGGGGGACACCCCAGAGACAATAGCCTTTAAAAACGACATGCGGAAAACCTACGAGGAGGCAATTAATGCGTCTCTAGGCAGACCTACAGGCTATCAACTACCCGTCCCGCAAGTGTTTGCTGCCGACCCAAGCGCCAGTCCAGTTTTTGAAGACCCAAACGCTGAACTTGATGACATCCTGAAGGGGCCGTAAAAATGGAATTGCAGCAAGCACAGCGACTGGAAGCCTTCATCCAAAAGATGCAGGCGATTGAGAACCCAACACCCGGAGAGGCGGCGGCGCTTGAACGCGCGATTGCCGCCATGCCGGGCGACACAGTCCAAGACTATGGGGCACGTTACCGTGGCCTTGCCCAAGGGTTAACGCTCGGCGGTGGTGACGAGTTGCGTGCCGCAGGGGCAGCAGTCGTCCCCAACGGGCAAAATTACGACCAGGCTCTTGAAGAGCAGCGCGCTAGAAACTTAGCAGCCGAAATGCTCAACCCGCAAGAATACGCGACAGGCAAGACGGCTGGGCAGATTGGCGCAGGCGCTGCGACAATGGCTGTCCCAGCACTTGCGGCGTCTACACCATTCCGCGCAGTGGGGGCTGGCGCTTTGACGGGTGGGGCTTTAGCCGGCGCACCTAGTTTTCTTGAGGGCGAGGGCGGCTTCCAGCGCAGGATTTCGCGCGTCCCGCCATCGGATGTCGCAATCGGTGCCGCAATGGGTGCAGCCGCGCCTGTCATCGGCCAAATCGCGGGCGGCGCTACTCGCGCGGTCCAGAACATAGGTCGTGGCATCGAGGGCTACGGCTCACGGGCCAGCCAAGTTGCGGCAAAAGGCGTCGGGCGTACAGCAGAAACCGGCGAGGATATTCAGGCTTATCTGCGCAATTTAGGGCCAGAGGCCACGCTGGCTGACGTCCCCGGCGGGCCGCAGGCGCAGGCAATGGGCCTCGCAGCGCAGCAAGGTTCTGGCGGGACAGTTGTGTCGCAGGCGCTGAGATCACGGGCCGCTGGCAGCGAGGGCCGCATTGAGGATGTCGTGACCGACGTCGCGGGCGATCCGAGCGCAGCATTCCGCCAGCGCCTTGCCCTTGAGGCCGAGCGTACAGGAACACTTGGGCCAGCCTATGAGGCGGCCACATCATATCAAGGTCGGCTGGATGTCAGCGATGCGCTAGGCACCATTGACTCCATGCTTGAGAGCGCCGTCGGCGGTACGGCGGCACGCCTTAACGCTTACAAGCGTATGCTGTCCGCCGACGACGGGCAAATATCTGCCGCTAAATTGCACAACATCCGCACACAGCTTAACGACACCATGAGCGCAGCCACACGGCAAGGTCGTGGCGGCGTCGTGGCGTCGCTGAAACCACTACTCCAAAAGATTGACGACGAACTTGATCAGGTGCCGAATTACACCGACACCCGCACTGGTTACGGCAACGTGAAGGAGATGGAGCGTCAAATCGACTTCGGGCGTGCCGCACTTGCGCCGGGCCGCAGCACAACATCACCAGATGAGTTGCTCCAATCATTCTCTGCGCTGTCCAATGCGCAGAAAGACGCATACCGCACAGGCGCTCGCGAGTATGTAGCCGCCTTGATGGGGACGGCCCGCAATGCTCCCGCCACCGCTTGGGGCGAGTTGATGACGGGCTTCAACGACAAGAAGCTGCGCATCCTGTTCGGCGACGCAGAAGCTGACAGAATCATGCAGACGCTGCGCGCAGAGAAAACATTTTCTGAGACTAGCGGGCGAGTTAATTCGGGTTCGATGACTACCCAGCGGCGTCTTGCTGAAGAAGAACTTGGTCCCGTCCGCGCTCCAGACACTGGTCGGATGCCGGGGCCGGTCTCGCGCGTTAAGAACACGCTGAATGAGGCCACAAACTCGGCCATCGACTCTGTGCTTTACGGGACGCGGCGATCCCAAGCAAACCTTGACCTCGGCAAGCTGCTTTCGCTAAAAGGGGCTGAACGCGATACAGCCCTACAGGCGCTGTTAGCTGAAGCACAGCGGCAGTCGCAAAGCACGCGCTCGCAGGCTATAATAAAACTCTTGGCGCAAATGGGCGTCGGCGGAGCAATCCCGGCCGTCGTTAGTGAGGAATAACATGAACCCCGAAGACATGATGGACGACGCAGACATCCTTGAGAGCATCCTTGAGAGCGAAATTGGCGACGACGTAGAAATTGAAGTGCCGGAGGTCGAGGCCGACGAGGCTGGCCTGAAGCCAAAGTCGCGCCAGGAGATCGAAAGCCTTGTGCAAGCGGCCATTGGCGATGCCGTGGACTTTGTGGAAAGCGAGATCAGCCAGGATCGCATCAAGGCTCAGCGGTATTATGACGGCAGAGTGGACATTGGCCACGAGGATGGCCGCAGCAAAGTCGTATCGACAAAGGTACGGGATACTGTACGTGCGGTGAAGCCATCCCTGATGCGTGTGTTTCTCAGCACGGCAAAGCCTGTTGAGTTTACGCCAAAAGGTCCAGAGGATGTCGCCAGTGCAGAGCAGGCGACGGCGTTTATCCACCACGAGTTCACCCGTTTGAACGGCTACCGTGTGCTGAACGACGTGTTCCACGACGCGCTGGTCAAAAAGCAGGGCATTACGAAGACCTACTGGATGACGTATCCGCACGCAGAGATTTACACGTTCACGGACCTGTCCGACGACGAATACACCTACCTTCTGGACGACGACAGTGTCACCGTGATTGAGCATTCCGTTGAGTATTCAATGTCGGTTGACATGAACGGCATGGAGGTTGAGTCGCCGGTCCACAGCGTCAAGATTAGTCGCCAGCAGGATAAGGGCGAACTGTGCATTGAAAGCGTGCCGCCGGAAGAGTTCTTCATCAGCCGATCCGCTCGCACACTTGCCGACGCTTATCTCGTCGCACACCGCACCGAGATGCGTGCGGGCGACCTGATCGCGATGGGCTTTGAACCTGAAGACGTCCTCGACCTTGGCAGCCTAGACGATGGCTCAGAGATGACTGAGGCCGAAGTGTTTGAGCGTCGTGGCTACTCGTCAGATCAGTCGGACTCAGACATCAACGATCCAACAATGCGCAACGTCACCGTGACCGAAGCCTACATGCGGATCGACGTTGACGGGACCGGCGTGCCAGTGCTGCACAAGATCATCTGCGGCGGCACGTCTTACGAGATGCTGGACTATGAGGTCTGCGACGAAATTCCGTTCAGCAAGTTCGAAATTGATCCAGAGCCGCACGCGTTCTACGGGCGATCGCTGGCCGAATTGGTTATAGACGACCAAGACGCCGCGACTGCAATCCTGCGCGGCATCCTAGACAACGTGGCTTTGACGAATAATCCGCGCACGGCCTTCGTCGATGGAATGGTTGATGTGGATGACCTTCTGAATAACGAGATCGGCGCACTTGTGAGAATGCGCCAGCCTGGCGCAGTTCAGGATTTGACCGTGCCATTCGTCGCCGGGCAAACACTCAGCGCGTTATCTTACCTCGACGGCATGGTAGAGCAGCGCACGGGGGTCACTCGTGCGTCAATGGGCCTCGACCCAGACGCCATGCAGTCGACTACCAAGGCAGCCGTGCAGGCCACCGTGCAGGCCGCTGCGGGGCAAGTCGAGGTTATGGTGCGCAACCTTGCCGACGGCGTGAAAGATATGTTTGGCATCATGCTGCGTCTGTATGCCAAAAACGTGGACGAGGAGCAGATGATGCGCCTCAATGGTGCGTTCGCCCCAGTCGACCCACGCGTCTGGAACACAGAAATGGATGTCGCCATCAACGTCGGCCTCGGCACCGGCCGCGAAGAAGAGAAGATGATGGGCCTGAACCAGGCGCTGCAAATGCAGACAATGGTTTATCAGAATTACGGCCCGCAGAACGGCCTCGTCTCGCTGACAAACATCCGCAACACGCTGGCAGACTTGCTGGCTGCGTCGGGTGTGCGCAACGCTGATCGCTACTTTGCACCGATCACACAGGAGATCGAGGGTCAGATGTTGCAGGCCCAGCAGCAGGCGCAGGCGGAGCAAGGGCAGGAGGCCGATCCGAATGCAGCATTCTTACAGGCCGAGCAGATCAAGGCACAGGCTAAGATGCAGTCAGATATGGCAAAATTGCAGTTTGATGCGCAGAAAATGGCTTCCGATGACGACTTCAATCGTGATAAGATGGCGCAAGATTTGCTCGTCGAAGCCGCCAAGGTTTACGGGCAATATGGCACGTCGGTTGACGTTGCCCGCGTGCAGGCGGAGCAGGATAAAGTTCGGATGATTGGCGGCATGGCCCAAGGTAATATGCAGCAATGACAACTGAGATACGCATCAAGGCAGACGAGGCGCGGCGGTTAAAATCCGACAGCGCCTTCCTGGCATTCATGCAAGAGGTTCGCGACGGCCAGATTAAGGCCTTCGCAGACAGTGGCGCGGCAGACGTTGCCGCCCGTGAAGAGGCGCACGCGATCATGCGTGCGCTCAACCAGATCGAAATTAAACTCGACGCCGCCATACAGGCAGAGAAATTTCTAGATCGCAAACAGAGGAAGTAGCACCGTGGAAACGACTACCCTAGAACAAGCAGCCGAGAGCCTGCTATCGACATCCGACGCACCAGAGGCGCAGGGTGATAATCTTAGCGAAGCTGTGGACCAGATTACTGAGCCGCAAGACGACGGTCTTGGCGACGAGGTTGAAGCCGCAGGCGAGGGCTACGATGACGTCGAGGCATCCGACGATTACGACGATGACCAAATTGACGACGAAGACCTAGTAGAAGTTGGAGCTGAAGACACCAATCTCATCCCCGTCAAAGTTGACGGAAAAGAAGAGATGTGGACACTGGAAAAGCTAAAACAATCTGCGGCGGGTCAAGCGGCAATCAATAAGCGGTTCCAAGAAGCTGCCGAAGTGCGAAAGCACCTCGAACAGCAGGCAGCCGCTTTGCAACAGCAGCAGCAACAAATGGTGCAGCTATACCAACAAACCCAAAATGCTGGCGTTCAGGCACCAGTCCCACCGTCGCGAGAATTGTTTGAAAAAGATCCAATTGGTTTCATGGAAAGCAAACTCCAATACGACGAGGACAAATCCAACTACGACCAGCGGATGTATCAAGTCCAAATGATGCAGCAGCAGACATCGGCTCAGCAGGAGCAGGCGCACCAAGCGTATCTGCAAGAGCAAGTTGAGGTTCTGACGCAGTACATTCCAGAGATCGCGGACCCCGAAAAGGGTGGGCGACTGAAGGGCGACATCATGCAGGCTGGGATTGATTACGGTTTCACTGCCGAAGAAATGGCCAACGTGTCAGACGCAAGATATGTGCGAGCGTTGAACGACGCACGCAAATATCGGCAACTGATCGCCAACCGCAAGCAAGCACAGCAGAAGGGCAGCAACGCTCGCCCAGTTGTGAAGGCCGGCGCAAAGCGCACGACGGACAGCCAAGTTGCATCTCGCAAAAAAGCGCAGTCGCGCTTGCAGAACACAGGCTCAATCGACGACGCATTGGGTCTGATCCTCAACTCCTAAGTCTTTGAAAGGACTATAAAAATGACACAGCCAACCAACACATTCGACTCCTACGACTCCGTAGGCATTCGTGAAGACCTCTCCAACGTGATCTACAACGTGTCACCAGAAGAGACACCATTCTACTCCAAGGCTAAGAAAACATCCGCCAAGAACACATTGGTTGAATGGCAGACAGACAGTCTCCGCGCTTCCGCTGCAAACGCTCACATCGAAGGCGATGCAACCGCAGGCGAAGCTCGTGGCGCCACTACTCGTCTTGGCAACTACACTCAGATCTTCAAGAACGCTGTTGTCGTTCCTGACACAGACGAAGGTTTGGACAAAGCTGGCCGCGCAAAAGAGGTTGCTTATCAAACACTTAAGATCGCAAAAGAGCAGAAGCTCGACATCGAAAAGGCACTTTTCGATAACAACGCTCGCGTTGCTGGCAACTCCACAACTGCTCGTGAGCTTGCAGGCGCACCAGCTTGGTTGGTCACAAACACTGACTTCGGTGCCAATGAAGGCGCAAACCCAACCGGCGACGGCACAGACGCACGCACAGATGAGACCACAACTCTCATCGCGTTTGACCAGGCTCGTTTTGACGGCGTCATGCAGTCGATCTGGGAAGAGGGCGGCAAGCCTGACACGGTTTACCTGTCTGCCTTCCAGATGAACAAAGCACTTGCGTTCACTGGCAACAACAACCAGCGCTCCGCAGTTCAGGCTGGCGACGAGAAGGTCATCAAGTCATTGGCCGTTTACGTCACTCCATGGGGTACTGTCGAGTTCATGCCGTCCCGTGAGAACCGCTCGCGCGACGTGTTCATCATGCAGGACAACATGTGGGAAGTCGCAGTCCTGCGTCCGACCAAGAACGTTGCACTCGCAAAGACTGGCGACAACACAACTCGCCAGGTCGTGACAGAACTCACACTCTGCGCTAAAAACGAGAAGGCCAACGGCGGCATTTTCGACAACACAACTTCTTAACTGAAGCCAGCGGGGGCCAGAAATGGCCTCCGCATCCCACATAGGAGACCGGCATGAAAAAAGTCATCGTGAACCGCATCAAGCTGGTTTGTAGCAAGGGTCGCATCGAAAAGGGCGACACAGTAATTCTCCCCGACGACGAGGTGGCGCGCATTATTGCAGGACGCCCCGACATCATCACAATCTTGGGTGACGTGCGTGAGCCATCCCCAGCCGTCGCAGTCGCGCCAGAGGCGAAGGCTGAACCGAAACTCAAGTCACGGAAGCCTCGCAATGCAAAAAGCCGCACACTCAACTAAACTTTCCGAGAAATACAGCTTTGAAGGCGACAACCTGATTGTCAAGAAGACGTTTGACGCGTCTCATATGCTGAACGACGCAAAGCACGCGCGTGAAGTCACGCAGAACAGCTTTGGCTCGGACTACAAGCACGTCGGCAATGTCGACATGGGTTTGCTGGGAATTTGGCTAAAGGAGGCTGGAGTGTCATGGGATGATACACCGGCAGTCAAGGAAATCCTGAAGCGCAAGCTGATGTCTAACGAGTTTTCCGCATTGCGCGTGTGGGAAGGGTCTTACTGATGAGTGACGACGCCCGCCTTGAGCGCATTGAGAAGAAGTTGGATCAAGTCGGCGACGCCATCGTGGCATTGGCTCGCATGGAAGAGCGCATGATTACGCTGTTTAAGCGGATGGATGCACTCGATGCGGATCAGAGCAATCAGAGTCGACGTTTGACACTGGTTGAAAGCCGGGTCGGCAGCAATGGTCAGGCGTTACGATTCGCCGAACGTGTGTTCTGGATCGTCGTCACGGGCGCAATTGCGTTCGCGTTTAATTACATGAAGGGCTGAGTATGAAAGTCAACAAAGCTGGCATTGATCTAATCAAAGAGTTCGAAGGGCTTCGACTGGAAGCATACAAATGCCCGGCAGGTGTTTGGACCATTGGCTACGGCACGACGGCCCGTGCTGGCGTCGGCATCAAGCCAGAGGCCGGCATGGCCGTCACCGAAGCCGAGGCCGAATGGTATCTTGAGCAATCCGTCGCAAAGTTCGCTGCGGGCGTCGAGGCCGTCATCACTGCCCCCGTCGATGAGAACGAGTTCGCGGCAATGGTCTCGCTTGCATACAACATCGGCATGACAGGCTTTCGTAAGTCATCGGCCCTTCGCCACTTCAACGCTGGCGACAAGGCCAAAGCCGCAGCCGCAATCAAAT